ATTTGCATAGCTCCACGACCTAAGATTAATGAACGAGAAGCTATTACAGTACCACTAGCACCGAAACCATTTTCTCCCTCAAATAAACCTGCCGAGTCAACTTTACGTAAACCACAAACCTCAACTTCAGTTTTACCAATTACTCTAGAGCTAGACACACCAAAGAAGTTTTGAGCTTCAATTACGATAAGAGAGCCTAGCTCACCAATTACACCTTTAATAAGGCGGTTATCCATACCACGATAATCAGCATTAGCTACAACACCAATGAAACCATCATCTTTACGAATATCACGAGCTACACGAGAATCAATTACCCATAACCACATACGCTTACCATTAGCAAGTGTGAACGGCTCCATAGGTCTACGTTTATCTCCCGTAGTGTACCCGTCTCCCGATTTAATTACATCTTCAACGTCCATCATGAAGTCATAACCAGCTACATCAGCCGCAACTAAAGCACCAATGTTAGCTTTGTTGTTAGGTAGAATTGTGTGGCTCGGACCTGCATTTGATAAGAAACCTTGAGCCGCATCAAACAAGAATTGGTCTTTAGCTCTAATAAATAAATCAGATAGTTTGCTACGTGAATCTTCATGTGTAGTTAAGTCAAGGCTGTTGATGTTAATTGCATCAAACTCATCCCCATTATCAACTGACCAACGAAGTCTACGTACTCTTAGCTTATCTGAAAACTTTTTCTTTTGCTCTGAGTTACCGAACGCTTGTTCTTTATCTACGTGAGCTTTACTTGTTAGGTTACCATCGAAGTCAAAAACTACTTCATGTCCAGCTCCCTTACTTAAATCATTCTCTTGGTAAACTACTGCGTCTTGACCGCCAGTTAGCCCTTCCCAAAATGAAGTTGAGCGTGCTTGAACTAAACCACGTACCATCCAGCCCTTACGTTCTAGTGGTGAACCATATCTTACTACACCTGTTGCTGTATCAGCCATTATATTCTCCTTAGAATATTAGCTTAGCGTAATCTTCCGCTAAGTTGTCATATTTTTTCTCTGCTGATGGCGTAGAGCCACCCGCTACCTCAGAAAGATTAGTGACATTGTCAACTTCTTCTTTCTTACCTACAACCTTTGGAGTATCAACGTAGTTAGCTACATTACTCATGAACTCGTCAAACGTAACTTCATTAGCTTGTAACTGTTTAAAAAACTTGGCAGGAACTTCATTATCTATTAGCTCTTGAGTAATCGGTACTTTGCGACCTTTGTTAAAGTCTTCAACGAATCGCTCTCTACGCTCTAATTCAATTTGTTCAGCTGTCTTGTTTCTAACGTCTGTTAGCTCCGTATCGAATTGTTTAGAAGCCTCAGCTTCATAAGCAGTTCTTTTATCAAAGTAAGCTTCAGGGTCAGTCACTTTAAGTGTCTCTAGCTCATCTTGTTGCTCAGCTGTAAGTGCAGTATTCTCTGCTAGTTTACCTTTGAGTGTTTCTAGTTCAGCTTCAAGAAGTTTTTTCTCTTGAGCCACTTTAGTGAATGAACCTTGAGTATCTCTAAACTTCTTCTCGTTTGCAATAGCTACTTTAGCCCATGCAGGAGTATCAGCTGGATATTCAAATTTCCCATCATCTGTAACTTTAGTCTCTTTTAATAGACGATTAACTTCAGACTGATAATCAACGACCTCAGCTGGCTTGTCTTCTGTAGGGTTAGCTTCAGGAGCTTCATAGCCAAAATAGTCTTGAGCTGTCTGTGGTTTCTCTGTGCTAGGTGTAGTTTCATCTAGCGGTGCGGTATCTGTCGCAGTATTACCGTTTTTCATTTTGTATTCCTTAGTTTGGTTTAATACTAAAGATATTATAGCGAAATGCTTGCATTATGTCAAGAGTTATGCTATAATCTTTTCAAATTTAAGTGAAGTTGTAGGCAACTTCTCGATTTTGAGCTTACATTATATATAGGGTCAAAACTACAAGGAAAATAACATGGCGATATCCCCCAAAACACTAGCTAATATCAAAGCTGACTTAGCTAAGAACGTAGAAGTCAAAACTATTGCAGAAAAATACAAGGTAGGACGTGCTTCTGTCTACAATATCCGTACAGCTATGACTGAAAAAGACTATGAGAGAGCTATTATAGACACAGCTAGAGTTACACCTCAATCTTTAAAGATAGTTCAGGAAGCTATAGAAGCTAATGAGTCTATTATTCCTGCTGATGTTGTCGAAGACCTTAAAGCTACAGTAGACGCACTTGAGTCTTTACAGCTATTAGAAGTGAAGATGCACGACACGTTAACTCTAGCTCTCGACAAAGCATCTATGTTACTTAATCAAGAGAACTTATCTATCATAGATTGGCAGATAATCACTAATACAATAGCTAGCTGTCATAAAGACGTCTTCTCTAAAGGCAGTGTTACCAACAACCTTATTCAAGGTGACATGGTAGGCAGTAAGAAAGGTAATAACCTGACTATGTTTCAATCAAGAATGGGTAACTAATTATGGCTGAGGGAGTATACGGTAAAGCTCAGACCAAAATGGGTGCAGAGAACGAAGCTATGAGAGAGGTAGTTGAGTATGAGGAAGATATACCTGAGGTAGTTATACCTTGTAAAGGAGAGTTAGCTCCAACGGACACCTCTCATTGGTATCTAGGTATCTCACGTGAGGACTTCTTAAAGATATATGATGGACTTGATATAGACATTAGCTTGTTCGATGAGTATCCTGAGAGTGATGCAGAAATGCTTGAGCGTTTCTTACCATCTAAGCTATGGAGACTTAATAACCTCTACTTCATTATTAACAAAGATGGTTATAAGACACAGTTCTTGATGAACTATGCCCAACACGTAGTATATGCGGCGAGTATTAGACACCCACGTATCATTATACTTAAGAGTCGTCAGCAAGGTATATCTACATTCTGGCTCATCTCGTATGAAGATGATGGTATCTTTAACACAGACTTTAATATAGGTATGTTGGCTCAAGGACTTGAAGAAGCAGGTACACTACTGACTCGTTCTAAGTTAGCTTGGGACAACTTCCCACAAGCTATTAAAGAGACATTCAATATCTATCTTGTCTCAGATAACACTAAGCAGATGGGCTTCTCTAATGGCTCTACGATTTTCATTCGTACCTCGTTCCGTTCAGCTACGCTACAGAGACTACACGTATCAGAGCTTGGTAAGATAGCTAACAAAGACCCTAAGAAAGCTAAAGAGCTAAAGACTGGTACTATGCAAGCTATCGCCGCAGGTCACACAGTTGTCATAGAGTCAACAGCTGAGGGTACTGACAATATGTTCTCTATCATGTGGGATGAAGCTGTGAACTTCATCGGTCCGAATAGACCACCTAAAGCGTTCTACCCTGTGTTCTTGTCGTGGACAAAAGACCCTGACTGTAACCTTGAGCTAGACCAAACTATAGGTAAAGAGGCTGAAGCTTACTTTATGAAAGTAGAACAAGAGCTACAGATTACACTGACTAGAACTCAAAAGAACTTTTGGGTTCAACAGTTCGCAGAGCTAGGAGAAGACATAGGTCAAGAGTATCCTGCTACACCTGAAGAAGCGTTCTCTAGTGTTCGTGATGGTACTTACTATGCTCGTATGTTCCGTAAAGAAGTCATGGAGAAAGGACGTATGGTTAATGACTTGTACGACCCTATCTTACCTGTGTATGCTTCGGTGGACTTAGGGCTAGATGATGATACAGTTATTATCTTCTTTCAAGTTAAAGACCTTGAGTGGCGTATCATTGATGAGTATCATAACTCAGGTGAGCATCTAGGACACTATGCAAGTGTAATGACTTCAATGCCTTTTAGGTTAAAGCGTATCTTCTTACCGCATGACTCTAGAGCTAAGTCTATGCAGACACGTATGTCTACCTTTGGTATCTTGAAGAAGCTAGGCTTACCCGTCGTTGCTTTGAAAAAGACTGATGTAGCTGATGGTATAGAGAATGTTAGGAAGCTAATACCTCACTTGTGGGTAGATGCGAAGCTATCATATGTAAGAGATACGTTTCTATCTTATACTAAAACTTGGGATGATAACCTCGGCAAGTGGAAGAGCAAGCCATTACATAACAAGTGGTCTGACCCAGCTGACGCTATTCGATACATGGC